TCTTCATGAATGGCATGGATTTCCAAGCCGCACAAGCAGAGTACATTAAGTCTCAGAAGGATCAGATCGAAAGCCTCAAAGCTCAGATCGAACTTTCAGAGCAGACTGAGGATCAACCACTTTCTGGCAACAACGGCGAAGCTGTTGAGTCAAAAGGTAACGGATTCAAAGTAACAATTAAGTAACCCTATTTCACTTTTCGCCCCCTTCCGTGTGGGGCACTTTTCTAACTCCTATTTAAGGAATACTACTGATGGCAAATGATTTTTTAACCGTAGCTGACATGGTTGCAGACGCTTACGATCTTTCTGGACAAGAGACTTCGGAAGTTCGTGCTGCTGCTCCTGTTATCGCTTCTCTTCCTGCAATTCCTGCTTCTAACGGAATCGTTCATAAGCAAAGCGTTATGACTCAGCTTCCTGTTACTGGATTCCGCACCGAGAACGCTGGACGTGACTTCGATCACTCTGTAGATCGAATCGACAGCATCGACCTCAAGATCCTCGATTGGTCTTGGGCTGTTGATAAAGCTGTTGCTGATTCTAGCCGCTTGGCTGGTGGACGTGAGCAGTACATTGCTCGTGAAGGTCTTCGTCACGTTCAATCTGCTTTGTTCAATCTAGAGAACCAGTGGATCAACGGAACTGGCTTCAACGCTGGTGGATTCGCAGGTCTTGCAGACAGTGCTAACCTAGACGGTCTTAGCGACGAAATGGTCGTAGACGCTGGTGGTTCGGCTGTTGGTGCAACTTCTTCTGTTTACATGCTTCGTCGTAACTCGGCTGAGTGCGGATTGGTCTTCAACGGAGAGCAAGCTGTTGAGCTTGGCGAAACTGTTGTTCAGAACTTCACTGACGGTTCTGGCAAGAACTACCCTGCATACTACACAAGTGGTTGCATGTGGGTCGGTGGATTCTTCGGAAGCCTTTTCAGCATCGTTCGAATCGTCAACCTAGACGCTTCTAACGGCCTTACAGACGACTTGATCTACCAAGCTCTTGAGCGATTCCCAGCCGGACACGCTCCTGACTTGTGCATCATGAACCGTAAGTCTCAGTTCGATCTTCGTGCTTCACGAACAGCAACCAACGCAACTGGCGCACCTGCTCCTTTGGTTGACAATGTTGCTGGCGTTCCAGTTATCACAACTGACGCTATCACTCACACTGAAGCAGTCAAGAGCTAGTCCAATGAGTAACCCAGCTTATAGAGCCTATCTAGCGAGCAGGGTTGCCCATAAGAAGATTCGAGGGGTATCCATAACTGTGAGCCGAGGCTTAAACACTTCGGCTCCTTTTATGGCTACGGTCGGATTCTCTGGATCGTCAACCTTCCAAGCAGATGGGTCTACGTTATTTAGTAAGAACAGAGATTATCTTATTGACATCTCAGCTTACAACATCGGCGGCGAACCCGTCGAGCCTGCTCGTTATGACATTATCACTGAAGTAATCAACGGAGTCGTAAAGCAGTATCAGGTCACACAAGATGGTGCTGATGATGTGTTCTCTAAAGAGGATGCTAACTTAACTGTTTATCGAGTCCACACTAAGGAGATATAACATGGGAGTAGCCGTAAACCTAACTGACGCTGTAACTGCGAAGTTAAACGAGACAACCTTCGGAACCGCTACTGTCGTAAGGCAGTTAGTCCCGAAGATTAAACGAGAGGACTTAACGCCTCAGATCAAAGTAGCACTACAAGGCAAAGTGTCTGTAGAGCAAGATAGATCGAACGAGTTCATTCAGTACACAATCGGTGTTGGCCTTAGCTACCCAATTGCATCTGACTCTGATCTCGATGACGGGTTGAACATGGCTGAGGACATCCAAGACTGGATCTGCCTCAAGTCGAACCGCCAGCTAACTACTGCTGATGGAACCTTCTGCTTAGTACCACCTTTCGAGATGGACAATCTGTTCGATCCCGATCAGGTTGATGAAGCTGGTGTCATGTTCGCCATTTCCAATTTCAATTACCGTTTCTATAAGAACAGGACTTAATTATGTCATGTACTGGATTTGATGGTAGCTTGGGCATAGGTTCCGCTGACGCTGACATTGCCTTAGTAGCCTCTTACACAGAAGTCCCTTCTGCTCGCGACATTAACGTCTCGATCAGCTCGGACAAAGCAGACGTATCTGATAGAACAAGTGCGTTCAAGAACTACGTAGCTGGTGGACTAGACTGTGAAATCACAGCCACACTTACCTACGATAGCAATGACGCTACTCAGTCTACTATCCGTACTGCTTGTATTGCTCGAACCCGACTTGTCGTCGGTGTCTTTGATGCTGCCCTTTCTGCCTCGTCACAAGGAATTGCATTCGACGCATACGTATTCTCGAACGACATCGCTCAGCCTCTTGCCGATGGACAGACTTACTCTGTTTCATTCGCACCGGCTTCTAGCGGTTCCGTTCCTGCATGGTCAACACTTAGCTAGGAGATACTTAGATGCCTTTAGAAACTGCACAAGTTGGCTTTAACGGCCTCCTACAGTGGTCAGCTACCGTTGGTGCTGATCCTTCTGGTGTTGCTGGACTTGCAGACATTGACACTGCCCGTGACGTTAACGTAACTATCTCTGTTGATAAGACAGAAGTTACTGATCGTCGTAGCCAGTTCAAGCGTTACTGCCCTTCGATGATTGAAGTCGAAGTAACAGCGACTCTTACTTACAACGCTGCATCTAAAGCCTTCATCGAGAAGTGCTTGGATCGTGACGTTATGACGATTGCCGCATTGCACAGCACTGGCAGTGAAGGTCTTTACTTCACCGGCCAATGCTTTCAATCCGACATTGCTCAGCCTCTTACTGATGGAATGACCATCAGCCTCTCTTTCTGCCCCGTCCGACAAACCGGATCCGGAGCAGGTGGAGCCCCTGTCTGGGCGTAGTCGTAATAGATGCTTAGGGGGTTACAATTCGTAGCCCCCTCTTTTTTAAGGAAACTACTATGAAGAATCTAGAGTGGATGCTTGACCTTAGCGACAGCCAGATGGTTAGTCTCAATCCTGAGATCGCTGAAGAGTTAGGCTTAGAAGTACGTTGCACAGTCGGCGAGATCAGAGACATGATCCAGCCTAAACCAATTCAAGAAGAAACAATGATCGAGATCGAAGACGATCTTAACATGGAACTATAAACTCATAAGGGGCATTATGATGGAAGCTACACAATTCAAAGACTCTAAAGGTAACCTTTGGACTCTCAGTATCAATATCGGCCATTACTTGGCTATGAAATCTAAGCTAGGCATTGACATCACAGAATCGTTCAATAGCGATGACAACTGGATGACTAAGCTGGCTTCTCATGACAACATCGAGATTCTCCTGAGCATGATCGACATCATCCTAGACTCAGAAAGAGAAACACGAGGGATGACAATCGACCAGATGTATGAAGGCTTTGATGGTGAAGTGGTGGCAGAAGCTACCTCAGCACTGATCGAGGGCATCGTGCTTTTTTTACCTGCCCACAAGCGGAAGGCACTTCGACTGATAGTGGACTCGGTGAACGTGGGCATGGAGAGAGCGATTATTCTGATCGAGAAGGAAGAGACGGAACTACGGAAGAACATGGTTCCGATGATCGACGAAGCCTTACTAAAGCTGAGCAAGAAGCCGTAAGCGTACGCATGTACAAGTTCGTGTGGGAGTCAGCAGGGATATTAGGTATTCTACCCCACTCGCTGTCTTTCCACCAACTTGTGCTTATGCGGGATTCTTGTGAGCATGAAAGATGGGACAGGCTTTCGTACCATCTAGCTTTGTATGCGTCTATGAAGGGTGCGAAGAACGTAACAGTTAAGCAGTTCCATAAGTTCTATCAGGATAACAAGTCTGATCTAACCAGTGATAAGCTGCGGTCAATGAAGAAACACTTTTGAGGTCTATTATGCCTAGCATGTTTAATATGAAGTTAAGGGTTGGTAGCTACACAGGCAATCAATCCTTCTCTACTTGGCTAAGGAACGAAAGTACTAAGATTCTCAAAGAGACTGAGCGTCGAATGTTCAAGGCTGCTGGCTTTTGTCGTAAGGATATGAAGAACGGCATGTCTAGAGCTAGACGGCCTAAGACTGGCTACAAAGGCTATAGCTGGGCATCATTCCCGCCATCTACCCCACCTAAAGCACCTAAGAAGCGTGCTAAAGGTAAAGCAGGTCTTCAATACGTCACCTTCAAGCAGGTCAAACGATTCGAGTTCCGTATCGGGCCTGATATGAATGTGAAGTATGGAAAGAACACTAAGTTTGATGGAGATAAAGTCCACGCTATGGGTGGCAATAACAAGCAAGTTAAGCTACCTATGGATATCGACAGTCTCCGCGCTATGGATAAGCAAGATGGCTCCAACTTCGCAGGTAAGTCTCTCCAAGGCCAGATTAAGTGGCCTATGACATTCAAGAAGTGCCACTACCGAAAAAGAGACTTCATATCTGCTCCAGCAAAAAAGACTCGAAAGAGATTCCAATACCTATTCGCCAACCTGAACACAAAGGGCTAACCCCATGAATCCATCCACAAGAGCTAACGTAATACTATCGCTCACAGACAAGATGTCTCCAGCACTTCGTAAAGTATCTGCTAGACTAGATCGAATGGCTACGCGGGCAAGGCGTGCAGGTATGGCTATGGGAGCCGCTGCAATCGTACTAGGTACAGGTCTCTACAAAGCAGGCAAGAGTGCTGTAGAGCTAGATAACAACATGCGTAAGGTTCAAGCCCGTATTACAGGCATAAAGCCTGAAGGTTTGAAGATGCTTACAGAAGAAGCTATCAGACTTGGCGGCTCGACTCGATACACCATCGGACAGGTCTCGTCTTTGATGGCTACTATGGCACAGGCAGGTATTGGTGTTAATGGTATTAAGCAGATGTCGGGTGCTATGCTAGACTTCGCAACTGCCACAGGGGTTACGCTAGACGAAGCCTCTGCTATTGCAACTAGAACCGCTAACGCTTACGGATTATCTCACAACCTTGAGAACATACAGAAAGTCACAGACTCACTAACATACGCCACTATAAATGCCCAGCTAAACATTACTCAGCTTGGCGAAGCTATGGAGTATACGAGTAAGACTTCGAAGGATTACAATCAAACAATAGATACAACGGCTGCTATGCTGGCGTTTCTAGGGAACGTAGGTATCACAGGATCTAAAGCAGGAACAACCCTCAACGCCCTTTATCGTGAAATGGCACAGATGGACGGTGGAGTCCTTAAAGTAAATGGCTCTTTTATCAAGCTCACAAACTCGATAGGTGACTTGAGACAGCTTCCTCAGATCTTCGCTCAAGTGTCCAAAGCAATGGAAGGCATGGGAGGTCTTGAGAAAGCCGCAGCCATGCAGGATCTATTCGGGCGGCTAGGTATCAAAGGTGGAATCGTCGGATCAGATAACTATGAAGCTATTCAGAAGATGACAGACGAAATGCAAAACATTGATGGCCTAACTAAGAAGGTCGCTCTGACGATGGACGCTGGAATCGGTGGAACTCTATACCGACTTGTCTCAGCCTTTGACGCTCTAGCTGTTACGATCGGTAACGCTATCATTCCTTACGTAGACATGATAGCTAAAACCTTGTCTCAATGGGCTATCGTCGTTACAGATATAATAGCAGGATTCAATTGGATAGGCGGCGTTTTAGCTGCTGTCTTCCTCGGACTCGCTGGAGGTGCTGTAGCTTTGTTAACCTTCGCAGGTGTGGCTACAGTTCTAGCTACTACGTTTGCGGCAATATCCTCTATCATAAGTGGTTTAGTAACTGCTATCACTCTTATTGCAACCCCTGTAGGGCTTATAGTTACCGCAGTCGTGGCAATACTTGCCATAGTTACCGCTACCTTAGCCAGCTTCTATGACTGGAGTAAGACGATAGAAACCATCACGTCATTATTAGGCGAAATGTATTCCACAATGAATGAGGGTTTTGGTTATGCTCTCAGTGCAGCCCGAATTAAAAAGTTCGAGTTAGCTTGGCGTATAATGACGCTTAGCATTAAGAAAGCACTTTATACAGCTTTGGATGACATGCTAGGCAAAGGGTGGAGAATATGGTTTGGTACGATCAGAAATTACTTTCGAACTTTAGCGTGGGAGATAAATACCCTCGTAGAGAGTGCTATAACAGCAGGGGCGGCGCTATCGTCGGCGTTGCGGGGGGATACCTCTGGAGCTATTGTTTGGCTGAAGAGGTATGGGAGTGTCACAAGTAAAGATGAGATGAAGGCGATGCTGGGAAAATGGAAAGAGGACGATCTTAATCTATACCAGCCTTCAGAGCAGCTAGATAAAGAGATAGATGATATAAAGAATCTGATAAACGCCCTAAAAGAAGCAGAGGAAGCTACTACGGATCTCAATGACGCAGCAGATAGGACTAGGTTTGAGCAACTAGCTGCTGATTATATTCCAGCAGGTAGTGAATATTATACGTTCCCTCAGTCATCTAATGCAGACCAAGAGAAGTACGAGAAAGAGATGGCAGAGAAGCGTAAGAAGGAGTTTGAGAAGATCACCTTTGACACTCTAACTACTACTGGTGCTACTACTGGCCGAACTGCGGCTGAGGTGTCTGCTAATCTATCCAAAGGCATGAATCAGATTATGAAAGACCAGCTTGGTACACTCGTACGTATCGAGAAGGAACTAAAGAAGGACAGACCAACTAAAGGTATCTGGATGGCTTAGGCTCTCACTTAACTTAAACTAACTACACCTAACAAGGGGAATAAGATATGGCTTATATAGAAGAGAAGCAAGACTCCAGAACTATGAACTGGAACGCTAAGAGTGCGTCAACCAGTCGTACATACCACATGTTCGATTATGCAGACACTCAGGACGCTATCCTAGCGTTAGGGGCATACGTACCTACTGACATCCCTGTTGCTACGTATCTCTGTGTCCAGCCTGAGTATGAGGTCACGCCTGTATTCTCAGATCCTGATAAGACATTGTACGAAGGTAAAGTCACTTGGAAGACTCCTGATATATCAGCAGGGGGAGGGGGTGGTGGTGGAAGCACTAACACAGCTAAAGATCCTCAAGAGCCTGAAGACAATACTAGCCTCACAATCTCGTTCAATACTATGAGTGAAGTTAGACAGTTCGGTATAAATGCTCGCCGTGTATATAAGTTTGATATGGGCAAAGGACTGCACATCTGGAACACGGAAGATCTTGACGCTTATGCGATCAATCAGCAAAGCCCTATGCTACCTCCAGAGGGTATAGAGTATAACGTACCTATTGTATCTATAACAGCTAAGACTGTCATCTCGTACTCAGTGGCTACTCCTGAATGGCAGAAAGATAGATTCAATCAGCTATGGCACTCTAACGATGCTAAGTGGAATGGATTAGCTATAAACACCACGATGTTCACGGGGATGGAGCTATCTCAACGAAGTGATAATAACTGGGATGTAACCTATAACTTCGAATACCGTACTCCAACCAGTGAAACCCCTGAAGCTTTCTCGTACTACGATAAAGACGGGCTTAAAAGCATTGAGATACGTAGAGCTAATCCTTGGATGATTATTGATGCTAGATATGAGGAAGTGAAACAGACAAGCTCAGACGGCTACGATAAGACAGTACGTAATCTAACTGAAGTAACTGTTCATAACATCTATGAGCAGACAGACTTTGACGAACTAGGCATGGTCGGAATACCGACATCATAACTCTAAAGGGGTGAAACTATGGGACAGATGAACTATCAGAAAGCATCACCTAACAGCGGCAGAGGTATATCTGCTTCTCAATGGAATGGCCTTCTTGACATGCACAGAGATTTGTATAATGGAGGAGCCACTAACGGAATTCTACCTCCTCTATTGAGTCAGTCTGTTATAGCTGGTGCGGTTCTTAAAGATGATGTAGATGACATAGCCCCGTTCCAGCCCGTAAGAATAGTATCTACCGTAAACTATGTTAACGTGCTAGATGGGCCTCCTTCGTACGTCGTAGAGCCTGTAGATGCTACTGACGGCGAACGTCACGGTAACTATGGCTTTACTATCGGTGAAGGCTGTACCTCTGGATTCGGCGGTCGTATCGTCGTATCTGGAATAGCTTTAGTAGCTGTAGAAGCTCTTGAGCTATACTACGACAAACAGGGAGAGATACGAGAAGGCAACTTCGACTCTTCTTACTACATGGTTCCCGACGAGACACTTAGCACAGATCTGAGGCCAGTAGCTCCTGTAGGACACTTTAAGATCCTTAGCTGGTATGATGCCTCGAAAGTAGGTGCTTTCGAGTCTGACAAAACTCTCTACATAGCTATCGACATGAACCAGCGGCCTACTAGCTTCCTCGCTAAAGTAGATGCCACCATAGACGCAACTAGTGAAGCCTCTGAGGTCATAACTATGTCTAGTGGTACTGCTTATGCCTACTACGGAGTTAGTGAGTCTACGGCTGCCTCAGACGAGATAGAGGTACAGAAGGATGAAGATGCTTATGAGATCGAGGTGTATAACACTTCAGGCGAAGCTATCCCATCGGGCGAGCATCTGCTTTCGTACTCTCTCGAATATAATAGGTTTATAGTCCTAGTAGCTGGTGGACAGACTGTAAAGATCGGCAAAGCTGACGCTGATATAGCTGTAGGTGCTACTGGCACAATTAGTATCTGGCGTAATGGCTCGGACACTACAGAGAACGAAGATGCAGATCTCGACTGGATGGCAGGCTCTACGCCGGTCTCAGCGGGTAAGGAAGTTATGATTACGTGGTTCGCTGATGAAGGTATCTGGCGTATCACTGGTGCAGAATGTGAATAAACTATAAGGGGCTTATGATGGTTAACAGGTATGCAGTAAGTAGGTGCTGATGTGTCGTGGTGGGCGATTGTGCTACGCCAACGTGTCAGTTTGATACTTTCAATACTTACGGTTCTGGAAATGCAATATGGAGTAACTCTTGGTACGATGAAGCTAATTCTACTAACGGGATTAACTCTCCTGAGCAGTCAGCTAGTGGAACCTGCTTCTGGGATCATAGCTCAAGTCTTGGAGAACTATACGCCTACTGGGGGGTTTCTGGTGGGGCTACTTCACCTGATTTCCTAACCGGATATTCAAACCGTACATCCCTAGAGATGGAAATTGTAGACGTGGGTAGTGTTACCGACTTAGTCAGTCTAAATATACATCCTAGAGGCGTAATATCTGGGCTAGATAGACAGTTCATCAGCTTCGAAACTGGATACCAAAACAGTAGCTCTCATCGTAAACGAGTGAAGTGGTCAGACGTAGACAATACGCTGCATCAGACGACTACTACTTTCTCTGCTGCTAGTAGCACATCATTCTATCAGCATACATACACAATCGAACTATATGATTATGTGCAACAGACTGGATCAGATAGCGTGTCTCGTGCTACGTGGCAGTGGAAGGTCAAAGAAGATGGTATCGCTATATTCGAGAGCCATGACGGTACTAATCAAATAGAAAGTAGGTTTGCTTCCGCTGCCCCTGCTGGTTATACTGGTACCACTTGGTGTGATACACCTATGGTTAGGATAGCACATTCCGGTTTTGGCTTCTTCTCTAATGATATGGAGTTTGATAACCTGAAGCTCTCAGTAAATGGTGATACATCCTGCTAGTGTCATATCAAATATATAAAGGGAAAGCTATTTGCCCCGATAGCTGGTGTGGATTCTCGTTGATGAAGCACCTCCCTTAATACAAAAAGCCCCTGTAGCTCAATTGAGTTACAGGGGCTTTTTTCGTTTCTATCTAGTTGTACCAAGACATGATCAAGCAATCTAATACAGCATCTTTTCGTGTTTTACCGTATGCCTTTTCAGCGAAGACTCCCTTGATTTCTGTGTATCCTAAAACGTATCGCTCCATTTCGCCAGTGTCGAAGTTCTCTATCTCGAACACGTTAGGCTCGCACTTTACAGCTACCCACTTCCAAGACTTTCTCTGTCTTTCGTTGCCGTATGTTTTTCTCACGATGCACATACCGCCATTCGATAGACGTGCTACTCTGCTACCGTACTTTTCTTCTCCGTATATAACTTTTGGTTCTGCTTGAATTTCCATTGTCTCGTCTCCGTGTTAGTTGTTGTTGTCTCTTGTATGCCCTGAGTATATACAACGTATCGGAACTGTCAAACGCAATCTCCAACGAAAATAGCGGGATTCCCTGTTTTTGTCAGGAAACCCCGCTTTTTACCGTATAAGAAACTTTCTACTTTATTGAAATACTTTCACCTATTCAGTACTTAGTGATCGCCTTTGTCTCCGTTTCCGTTATTAGGGTGATCAGGATCTACTCCTGAATTGTTGATAAAGTTTGGAAAGCCGATCCAACTGTTGTTTACGTAGTGCCATTGGGCTGCGGCTGCAGACATGGGAATCTTGTTAGCAACTAACCCTAGATAGTTCTCCATGACAGCGGCCTGAGCCAGTGCCATTTCCTCTGAGTTTGTCACAGCGTCACGAATTAAAAGAAGTCGTCTACGCTCTGCCCAGAAAGCATTGTGTAGAGCTACATAGTGCTGATGCTTCTCTGACATCCAGATCAGATCTAAAGGCAAGAACTTAACTTCGTTCGAAGGAACCTTGTACTTCTTTCTGATCGCTGCCATCTGAGTCTGAGAAGGGTATGCTGGGATGGACACCTCTCTCAGTACTTTTGTGTAGGTGCTGAACCTAAACCTAGCCGCATTAAGCCCCAAGTGCATAGACAGCGTCTCTATGTTCCTGTTGAAAGCTCCAGAGAATGAAGTACTCGCTGTGCTAATTACAACATCCTTACGATTCCTGCTAACTGAAACACTACCAGCACAGAGAATGTCACCTTTGGGGTTAGGGTTACCAAAGCTGATCCGTAGCTTTGCTCGCCGACTGTTGTCGACTTGCTCGAATGTTAACTTCTCTGTTAGCCTTTCGAGTTCCCTCAGCCCGTCGATGATCCTAGCCTGAGATTCGGCCTGTGAAACACCTTTAAAGTTTCCTTCTTCAATGTGAAATCGTACTGTCTGTGCTGATGCCATCTTAGCGTACAGCAGGCCAAGTAGCACTACCACAAGTACTGCTACAGTCTTCCTCTTCTTAATCATATCAATCCTCCTAGTTAAAGTAAAAGCCCCTCAGAGCGTATGGGGCAGAAGCTCGTACGGTTTAGCACTTCTCTAGTAAGTCTGCGATATTTCTGAGCGAATCGACCACCATGTCTTTGTACTGGTCGTCTTTGATAATGTCCTCCAACGAGTCCATAGTGTTTGTATGTCGGTTGCTTTGCTTTTTGATCAGCTTAGCGATCCTAAGAAAATCATCCATTCCCAAATCGTCGAAGTCACCTAGTGAGATAGCAGCACCAGCGTTCACTACTGTATTGATTGTTGAGATCGACTTCTTTAGCTGCTTGCGGGATTCTTTTTTGTCTTGGTTCATTGTCTTGTCTCCGTTGTTAAGTGTTGTTGTCTCTTGTTGCTTCTATTGTACAACTATCGGCTTACTTGTCAACCGATCTTTAAAATAAAATTTAATTAAAATGGGACATCATCATTACCTCGCTACTATTTTCCAGACTTGCTGGATTCGATGCCTCCTTCCATCTGTCCAATCTTTGACTAAACCAAACTTAACAGCCAAGGCATGACCCGATGTTAGAGCGATGTAGTTGTCTTTGCGTGGTAGTGTAAGTGTAGTGCAGGTCTTACCTTTCCACTTATCTAGCTCTTCGATCTTGAAGCCTAGAATGTGTAGCACTTTCTTCATCTGCCAAGTAGTAACGCCCTGCTTGTTTCGTCGACCAATTCTTTTGAAGATAGCGTGTACCTCTCCGAAGGTTTTGTTAGTCGCTATGGCTATCGCAATCAATCCGCAAGCATTAGTGTCTTTGAGTTGGTCTTTCTCTGCCATGATAGTTTTTGGAATTGCCATTGTAGTTCTCCTTGTTAGTTTAATTTTATGTTACGTCTTCAACAGTGTTCATGTCCCATACAAAAGTGAATGTCCTACTCGGTGTCCCGACTTGTCTGTGGCTGCCCTTCATAAATCTGACTGAGCTTGACCACGGTAGGCAAGCGATTATTTGCTTTTCAGTTTGCCCAACGATCACTCCGATAATGCCGTCTGATGTTCGAATGAATTGTGTCGGTAGATCGTTGATGTCCATTGTCTCGTCTCCGTGTTAGTTGTTGTTGTCTCTTGTATGCCCTTAGTATACACAACGTATCGGAACTGTCAAACGCAATCTTCAACGAAAATAGCGGGATTCCCTGTTTTTGTCAGGAAACCCCGCTTTTTACCGCATAAAAAACTTTCTACTTTATTGAAATACTTTCTGCCAGCACGCAGATAGCCTCTTCCATTCGTAGATCCATAAGCTCAGCTAGGCCACTTGTCCTTAGTGCAGCGTGCATAAGCTCGTGCTTCAGGACTCGGTTATATCGAGCATCTTGATAACGGAGTGCATCGTCTATTTTGACGGTACGCTCACTGACATAGCAAGCTCCTTCACATCGCTCACCTTCTACGAGAAGGTTAGGCACATGCTCAACAGTGTAACGCTGACCTAATATCATAACCTCGTACATGTTCGGCTCAATCATTTTTACCTCCTAAGCGGCTAACGGTTCCACGGACTGATGCACCTCCGAGGCACAGCAGTATCACACTTTGCATCGTGTTCCATACGACAGGCTCAACAGATCGCCCTGCAATGCTGAGAAAGCAGAACAAGGCGACCATGATGAACATGACGATTCGAGACGATGAGAGCTTACCATTCTCATCTCTTATCATCTACTTGCCTCCCAAGTTTGAAGCCTACCATACAAGACGCTGTAGTCCATATACTAATGAAGCTCAAGCACATAAAAAACTCTAAGGTGTCCATCACTTTCTCCTGATTATATTACCATCGTAATCGTAAAGCGGATGCTCGTCGAGCCATTCAACCGCACAGTCCATAGAGCAGAAGTAGTTATCTTCCCAACCTGCCGCGACTCTCGCAAACACGCTCTCTACTGCTATCTGCTCACCGCACTGCTGGCAGTTTAGCGGTACAGGCCACAGACCCAGCAACAGTAGCGGCATCAAGTATACTACTCGTAAAAAGCTAATTCTTCTCATTCTTTCGCACCTCCATAGCTAGGGCTAACTGCAACACACAGAACCAGAAGCCTATACAGACTCCAGTCACGAGGGTAGCTGCCGTTGTGAAATTAAGTGTGAGAAGCAGCAGCACGAAGGCTAACTGCCACAGCATCGTACTAGTCATAGCTACGCCTCCCGAAGATAATGTTTCGGAGCTTTCCGATCACACCAACTCTCTTTGGGTTAACAAGGTCTTCTAGCTTGTACTCTTCCCTTCGAAAGATGTTATACATAGCTATCTCCTGCTTGCTATTGACCCCGCAGACCCGCACTACCTTAGCGTGCATCTCTAGCAGGCTCTTACAGTAGTTAGTCTGCATTAGGATCTGTTTCTCTTTAGTTCTCTTCATTGTTATTTCCTCCGTAGATAAATTCTAAAACTTGTGCTAGTCCAGACCACTTCTCATCGTCTTCCTTCTTAGCAGCAGCTTCGTTCTGTTTAATACGCTCCATAGTATCACGATAGGCATCTCTGTCTTTCGTGCGGTTCTTGTCGCCCTTACTCATTAGCTCCCCCCCTCGATAAACTTTTGCAACATTGCTAAAGCACGCCAAGCTACTTTGCTCAGGTGCAACCTTCCGTCTACGTCATAAGGATCTTTGCTGTGATCGGCAAGGTGCCTAATGATCGCATCGAGTTCGTCTGCTGACTTCGAACGATCCCAGTACATAGGCTCATTCGGGTCATTGTGCTGGTAGTGACCTACCATGCTGTTCTGAGCTACCTGAGCCAAAGCATCAGGGAAGTAAGCCAGACAACCACTGTAGATAGGTGTCATCTTACGCCTCTTCGCTTCGTCCATACTAGCGTAGTCTATCACAGGCTTCTCTTCCTTCTCAGCCGCCATCTCTTTCAATAGAGCAGAACGGTCTTCGTCGGTCAAAGCCCAGTGAGCCTTCTCGCTCGCAGGCAACTTTAGCCACGACTTATCGAAGTAGAACACTCCCTCTTCTCCCTTGTTGTACTCAGCGGGCCACAAGTAGGAGTGGTTAGTCTCCTCGTGCTGCTCTGAGAGAGCCCATTCGCGGATAGTCTCGACTTTGTCGTCGATCAACAAAGCACTCTGGCCCCTGCCTGAGCCGTGATGCCGTTTGTCACCAGACGACCGAACAGCATACACTGACAGCCCGAACAGTCGAGATGCTAGATCTCTCTTGCCCGATAGACAAGCATTATCACCTCCGGTAACAGTTAGCACCTGTACAGTGTCACCGTTCGCTCTAGCCCACTCTACGAGAGCTTTGGCTTCGTCGGTTATATACTTCGCCTGACTCCAGAACTCTTTAGGCAATCGCTTAAGAGAACTAAGGAATTCTTCCTCTGTCATACCGAGGTCGGAATAGAAATCCCACCTGTCTGTCATCAACTTCTCTTGGATTCCATGCCAGTCTAGATAAGCCTGCATGAAATCCCACATTACGCCATCCCAGTCTAGATAAATTCTATCGTAACGCATAACTTCTCCTACTTTTTATATCGGAATGATGTAAAACCTTCCACACCGAGTGGCAGGCCATCAGACCAAGGATTATTCTCTCTCATAATACTCTCTACATTAGCTAACTGCAAGTCTGCTGTAGCTGCATCGTGTTCGATGATCACCTCATCGTGAACAGTTGCGACTAAAGTATACCCAGCAGCATCTAGCTTGTCAAGTGCATCGGCCATAATATCTCTAGCACATGCTTGCACTACGTTCTCGCAGATCTTACCGCCGTAAGTGTCAGCCCAAACCATGTTCTTACCGAGTGGACGCTGATACTTAACAGCAGGTTGACCATACTTGCCCTCGATTAGTCGGGCGTTCTGATACCTGATAGTTCTACCAGATCGCAGAGTATAGCACAATGCCCCTTTCTCCATGTACCAATCTGAATCGTCGGCACTCTTTCCTAGCAGAGCATTTACGGCTCCGCAGTCGAGTTCGTACCAGTAATTCTTGATACCAGAGTAGGCGTTACGGTATCTATCGACCACTTTCTGGGCGAAATCCAGAGAAACATCTAAATCTGCCCAATCTTTCAAAGTAGCTTGGAACTTGTTAGCTCCCATACCATAACCTAGCCCAAGGATGCCAACCTTGCCAACCATACGCTTCTTCTTGTCAGCTTTGGTAACAACCTCACCGAAGACCTCCGAAGCGAATGAGCAGTAGATGTCTGATCCAGTTCGGAACTCTTCTACTAGCTTATCCTCTCCAGCGAGCCACGCTAAGACCCTAGCCTCGATTGACGCATAATCTACGACGATTAGCTTTTGGCCTTCACCTGCTCGCATCATAGGACGCACAGCAGACTTTGCAGCCTTGAACACATCGCCTGCAATCTCATCAACATCTTTACCAGCTAGGAAAAGGTCGGCTAGTGCATCGGTATCTGAAACAGAGCCACGGGGGAGGTTCTGTATCTGGAGGCCACTACCAGCCCAGCGGCCTGTGGTAGCTCCGTGATACTTCAGATTCCCTCTTACTCGCTCATCTACCCCAGCCATAGCTAGAGCCTTCTTATACTTACCAGTGGCTACCCCTGCCCCGTTTTGGCGGCACAGAAGCACCTGCTGAACTAGCTCATCATCAATCTCTTCGATCAATGCCTGCACAGTGCCAGCCTGTAGGTTATCAGTCTCGATGCCCTGCTCAGCTAACCACGTAATGATACGCTTAGCCTGAGTAGGCTTCTCCACTGCTCCACCAGTAGCTAAGCTGATCTCATCGTTTAGTAGAGCCTTAGCCTTCTCTACCTTGTCGATGATGATCGTAGCTAGTTTGGTGTCAACTGCTATGCCTCTCCGATTCATGGCTTGGTCTAGCTTCCAGATCTCCAACTCGCGAGCAGGTAGCTCACCTAGCTGCTTATGGATCTCACGTTCTACCTCTACATCTTGCTTGCAGTAGGCTTTAATAACCTGAGCATCTGATGCAGGTATTTCATCTGGGGGTGTCTTGAAATGCCGCCGGAGAACTTTAGCTCCCTCTTTGTCTTTCTTGACACTTAGGTTCAGATGCTCAGCCACAGCTTCGAGAGATGCCGGTAATGCGTGGTAGCTCGCAACTGCTGAGGTACAACGCATATTGACGTTCTCGATACCGTAGATGTGATAGAACACCTGCTCTTCCATAGACGCATTGTGAGCATAGACTAGCCCACCTTCGCGTATATGTCTTCGGATCTCGTTAGGCAGCCTCTCAGATACCTGTACTGGCTCATCGTCAAATGCCCAGCCTACACAGATCACCTCTGTGGTAGGATCGGAGCAGTAGCGATAAGTTCCAGTATCTTGGATCTTAGCTTGGCTCGATGTTTCGAAGTCGATATGTAAAATTCTCATTCTCTCATCCCCACTAAAATTAGACCTACGTTAGCCAGACCGTAACTAGCCCACACTATAGCCCAAGGGAGATCTCCCTTAACCACATAGGCTATGGCTACTCCAGTATACAACACTCCGACTATCATCGGTACAAGTGCGATAAAAGCGTCAAGTGTCATCAGTTTACCCCCCATGCTAATCGTTGTGCCAGTTTCATAGCTGGCTTCTTCTCGTTAGTTAGAATAAAATATCCCTCCATCTCAAGCTCTCCCTCTTCGCTGTACTCATCCTCTACCATAGAAGTTATGACGTAACCGTTAGAGCGAAGGAAAGCTAACTCTGGATACTCTTCGTGAGCCACTTCGATAGTTACCTTATGGCCTACCTCTCGCGGCTCAAGACGGCTGATAAGCTCAGAGCCAATACCTTGCCGTCTGTAATCTTTGTCTACCACACAGCGTAAGATGTGACGCTGCTTGGGGTATTCTTTCGGAACCATGCAGAGAATGTATCCTACTATGGCTTCACCATCAACTGCTACATAGGCTTGATAGATCACGAAAGGGTTCTCTCTGGTGAATATCTCGTCAAGCTCATCTCTGCTAAAGATCTCTCCGTGATCATCTTGACGAAGATCGAAGTCTTCTAGGGCTTGATGATCGCTAAGTGCAATGTTTCGATAAGTAATCATTTAATTCTCCTAGTTAAAGATCATGCAGATGATCGGTGATGCGGCAATAGCTAAGGCAAAGATTATCCCTACGATGGCTGGTAATATATTATATTCTGCCTGTGCTTTAGACTTTTTAGCCCTGATTGGGCTTTGGTTAATGATTGACTTACGTAACGCAAACTCTGCGGCCATCGCTGCTGTGTGTTTCTTCATCTTTTTCTCCTCCAGTTAAAGTTGATTAGTGACATCTAAAGTATAGGGGGTGCTTCTGTGAGAGGCAACCCCTATTCTCAAGAAAGTTTTAGACTTGCCAAGGCTCAAAGATCCCAGTCTGTCCGTCCAACACGATGCCGCAGCCTAGTAGACTCTTGGCATTGTATTTCATACCGTATTCCATAGCCATGCGGGTGTCATCCACACCACAACCAACAGCAAGTCCGAACACTCTG